AACTTCAAGGTGATTTGCCTAGGTTTAAAAGTTTAACTGATGGTCAAGTTATAATAATGGGTAGGAATACTTGGTTAAGTTTACCCAAGAAACCTTTACCTAACAGACTTAATATTATTGTATCAAACACTAAACTTGATTTACCTGATGGGGCTATACAAACAAATAATATAAATCATTTTAAAAACTTTAACAATGGTTGGCTTATTGGTGGGGCAAGCTTAATAACAAGTTGTTGGCATTTGATTGACGAGATTCATCTTTCAAGAACCATTGCCCAATACACTTGTGATACTTTCATAGACCTGATAAAATTAGAAAATGAGTTTAGTTTATCTTTAAAAGATTCTACACCAATCGATCATCAATATGAAATTTGGGTTAAAAAATAATATGAGTTATTTTGTTGATATTCCGGGTTTTATGACGGAAAAAGAATTACTGCAAATTGCAGAATGGGCGAAACAGGTACCTAAAAATGGAATCATTGTTGAATTTGGTTCTTTATATGGTAGAAGTACTGTGTGTTGGGCTATGAATTGTGACCCGAGTGTTACTATTTATTGTATTGACAGCTTTCATGATGGAAAGCAGGACTGTTACGATATTTTCATTGAAAACACTAAAAAGTACAAAAATATAGTCCCCATCAGAGGAATAAGTCCGCATAAGATTAAGTATCCAGGTGATAAAATTAATTTATTTTTTATGGATGCAGCACACACAAATCCTTATTGTGAACAAAATATAGAATTTTATAAACAATTTATGAAAAAAGATAGTATAATGTGCGGGCATGATTACAGCCAGAGCTGGCCTGATGTTGTAGATACCGTAAATAAGTTTTCAGCAGGAATTGGTAAAACTTATAAATTGTACGAAGGAACATCTCTATGGGAAATTAAGGTATAATTTTATGAAAAAATATCATGATTTATGTAAAAAAATATTAAATGAAGGAGAACTGAGTAATGACCGAACTAATACTGGCACCTATCGTATTTTTGGCGCTAATCTTCGCTTTAATTTGCGTGAAGGATTCCCTGCCGTTACAACTAAGAAACTGGCTTGGAAAGCGGTTGTAAGCGAATTACTTTGGTTTATTGAGGGTAGTGGTGATGAACGCCGCCTACGAGAAATTCTTCATGGTGATCGCAATAGTACTAAACCCACTATTTGGACTCCCAATGCTGAAGCAGATTATTGGAAACCTAAAGCAATGTTCGAAGGTGATTTAGGTAGAATCTATGGCGTACAATGGAGATCATGGGGACCTAGGATAGGTGAAAGAATTGATCAACTTACCAGACTGATCGAAGGATTAAAAAAAGATCCCACAGGTCGCAGACATATACTAACAGCATGGAATCCCGGTGAGTTAGATCAAATGGCACTGCCCCCATGCCATGTAATGTGTCAGTTTTTTGTAAGCAATGATAAAAAATTATCTTGTCATATGTATCAAAGAAGCGTAGATGTATTTTTAGGTTTACCTTTTAATATCGCATCTTACGCACTATTCACTCATATGATGGCACAAGTATGTGACTATGAGGTAGGAGAATTGATTATTTCTACAGGTGATACGCACATATATTCAGACCACATTGAACAAGTCAAAGAACAACTGCGCCGCCCCATGTATCCTGAACCTGTATTAAAATTGGACCCTGTAATAAAAGACATAGGAAAATTTACTATGGCTGATATAGAATTAGTGGGGTATAAATCACATGACGCGATCAAAGCTAAGATGGCCGTATGAGTGAAACAATTAAATGCGTAGTACATCGTTTTCAATTAGGTGATGTAGACGATGTTGAAGTATATATCGCTGATCCAATTTATCACTGGCAACAAACTGAAGCAGGTAAGTGGGTAATGGAACATGCTATAGATATATATTGGGCAAAAGAAACTAATAATAACACCTATAGCTATGATTATTCTATCATAGCAAAATTTGCAGAAAAAGATTTAATTTTTTGGAAGTTGAAATTCAAATGAGAATATTAGTCACAGGTGGTTTAGGTCTAATAGGACATAATGTAGTAGCAAAGCTTGAAGAGTTAGGGCATGAACCTGTTATTTTAGATTCTAAAACAGGATATAATCAAACGCCTCACGCGCATTTACACTATCTATTAGAATCTAGGTCAAAAAAAATTAAAACTAATCATGTATATACATTTGACATAGTTCCCAAAGGTGATATAAATTGGATAGATTGGCTAATGAAGAAGCATGAAATAGAAATGGTGATTCATTTAGCTAGCTACCCTAGGCAAAAATTAGTAAATATAGATCCTATTGCTGCTAGCAGAGTTATGATTGAAGGTCTAATAAATGTATTAGAAACAAGTAAACAGAATGAAATTAAAAAATTTGTCTTTATTTCATCTTCTATGGTATATGGTGATTTCAAAGATGATGTTAAAGAAGATGCTATATGCAAGCCTCAAGGACAATACGGTATCCTTAAATTAGCAGGAGAAATGTTAGTCAAGGACTACTGTAGAGCATCTGATTTAAAATATACTATTATTAGACCTAGTGCTGTATATGGACCATTAGATGTTGAAGATCGTGTAGTTGCAAAATTTATTTTAAATGCAATGGCTGATGGTGTGTTAAAAGTTAACGGTGCAAACGAATCATTAGATTTTACATATGTAGATGATGCTGCTCAGGGTATTGTAAATGCTGCACTATCTGATAACACAAATAATAAAACCTACAATATAACTAAAAGTCATAGTTATACATTACTTAACGCTGCCAAATTAGCAATTAAGATTGTGGGTAAAGGCAGTGTTGAAGTTAAAGAAAAGGATTTAGATTTCCCCAGTCGTGGAGCACTAAATATTGATGCAGCCAAAAATGACTTTGGCTATGATCCTAAAATCGATGTGGAGGAAGGTTTTGAAAACTATTACAAGTGGCTACAAAATTCCCCATTTTGGGTTGGCAAGACAATACGCTAAACTCAAAGATGAATTATTAATCGCCACTGATTCGGCACTTAGAGATGGTATCCTAATAGGAGGTCATTATACAAGCACATTCGAATCTTGGTTAACACAAAAAACAAAAGCAAAATACGCACTTACCGTACACAGCGGATCGCAAGCATTAGAAATAATTGCTAGATTCAGAGCCTATCAATACGATAAAATTAGACCTAATGCCAGAAAAAAAGAAATTGCATTAATACCTAATATTACATATCCAGCAACATTAAACTCATTCATTCAAGCAGGGTGGAAAATCGAAATATGCGATACTAATAATAAAGGTATATTAGATTATGAACGGGCTGAGGGAGGAAATGACTACATACTATGTCTAGTGGGATTATATGGCGCTAAACCTTATTACGATAAAGAACTATCACACTATGTAATAATGGATGGTGCCCAACATTGGTTAGTGGCTAATGGTGACATTGGTCTAGGAATGGCAATCTCATTTGACCCCACAAAAAATTTACCTAGTAGTGGTAATGGTGGGGCAATCGTAACAAATAATCAAGATTTGTACAACTATGCTAGATTGTATAGAGATAATTGCAGAGACAATTATGAATTTTCAGGTACTAATAGTAAGATGAGCGAACAAGATTGTGCTCAAATTCTAGTCAGAACTAATTATATAGATGAATGGCAAAATCGTAGGAAGCAAATTAATAATTATTATTTGGATAATTTTAAAAACTTACCTATAAAATGTCTTAGCCAAGGAGTAGAGGAACATTCATATCAAAAATTTGTCATCTATACAGAAAATAGAGATGCTTTAAAAAGTTATTTAAAAGATATGAGTATTGAAGCAAAAATTCACTATAAGCTAACATTGAGTGAATTGCCAATTTCTAGAAACATGGTTAAACCTGATCTGTTAAGCGTAAGTATAATGTTAGTGAGAGGTGTATTAAGCTTGCCTATATACCCTGAAATTACTGATAGTGAAGTAGAAATAGTTTCAACAGCTATTAAAAACTTCTATGTATAAATAAGTATATGTGGATATTAGAATTTCAAACTTGGATATACCATATTATACTAGCAGTAGGAATAATAGGTACCCTAGCAGGCTTTTTGCTAACCTTTATCCCTTTCATTAAACAATATTCTTTACCTATACAAGTCATAAGTATACTAATATTAACTTTGGGTGTATATTTAAAAGGTGGGTTAGCAGTCAAAAAAGAATTTGAAATCCGAGTGGCTGATCTTAAAGTAAAATTAGCTGAAGCACAAGCGCAAAGCGAAAAAATTAATACAGTGGTAGTAACAAAAGTTATAACTAATAGAGAATTAGTAAAAGAAAAAGGCGAGGCAGTAACCAAATATATTGATCGTGAAGTTGTAAAATATAATGATAAATGCGAAATACCCAGAGAAGTTATTATCGCACACAATGCAGCAGCACAAAATAAATCAATTGATGAAGTAATTACCCCTAATACACAGATAGATACCAAAGATCATAATAGTGCTGCTTTAAGGTCAAAAAAATGAGAATATTTCTAGTTATCACTTTGTTTATTATTGCAGGATGTACTACAACGGTACCAGTTACATCAGAGTTTCCTACCCCACCTCAAGTATTAATGGAAAGCTGTGGTACCTTGCAAACTATAGATAAAGAAACAGTATTACTCAGTGAGTTTTTACAAACTGTAAGAACTAACTATGAAAAATATCATAATTGCTCAGACCTAGTTAAAGAATGGCAAAACTGGTTTACCCAGCAAAAAGCAATATACGATAAGTTAAATAAGTGAACTTATAAAACAAACTACTCAAGATAAATACTAATACTCTTGGGAATACCGCATATGTCACAACAACAGCAAGAAGTTATTAATATTGGCGCTTTACCTAATGATGGTCAAGGTGACCCGTTACGAGTTGCCTTTCAGAAAATAAATAACAATTTCGCTAAGTTATTCTCTACTGATTCATATACATCCGAAGCTTACTCAGTGGGCGTAACTCCACTACAAGTTATTTGGGAACGCCCCGTTAGTAGTTTCACACAGGCACTAATTCAAGTAGATAGTAGTAATCCCAATAACCAAGATAGTCAAAATATAACTATAAATGCTGCTATTACTAATAACTTTGACAATGTAAAATGGACAGGTCATAGCACGCTATTTAATGGAACTCCATGTACAAGGTATGAAATGGATGTGTTTGAAGGTAATGTGAGATTAATGGTTAATCCACTTCAAGATGTCACATTATTCCACTTTATTGCAGCACAAGTAACATTCTATCTAGCAGATCAAAATACTGGTCTATCTATAAGCTTGAATGGATATCCTGCTGATAATTTATTATCTACAGAAAACGAATTAGTCTTATCGACACAACAATAATATGAGAGCCAGAGAATTTATTACAGAAAGTAAATTAGAGGGTATGCATGATTACCTGCAAATGGCCTCAGATTCATTACCTCTAGCCTATGTTATTCCTGAATTAAAAAATCAAGATTTCTATGATTTATATAGGTTTGGTATTGCTATTGCAGATGTCAGAGGTACATCAGGTAATGATAATGTTCAAAATAAATTTAAACCTGAATTTGAAGCTGAAAGTAGTTGGGGAGAAAATCAAATTGTAATTAGTTATGATCCCAATATTGGAAAAGTAATAGATGCTGCGCTTAAAAAAGTTAATAAATCAGGTAAAAGACAAATAGCTAGTAAAACTAGTGATGAAATGAGTGATGTAACTAAAACATCACCGATCAAGCCCTTTAAAGGCTATAAAAAATGAGAGCTAAAGAATTTATTTCAGAAATGAAACATGGAAAAATTAGTAATCAAGCTCAAGTGGCAACCGCAGGATTGAATACCTTTTTTGATACTGAAAAATGGAATTCTGAATATGTATTAGGTCGTGTTATGATGGCTGTAGCTTGCACCGACGGTAAAACTCCCGTAAATATAGATGGTGTTTCTTGGATAGGTAAATCAAAGAGCGCACATCCCTATACCAAAGAAGAACAAGACATGCTAAAAATAGCATATAAAGCCGTAGGTGCAACTTGGAACGATATAAATCACGGTGATATGAGTAGTGGAGAAGATGCAGACTCCAACATACAAAGTCCTGTAAAACCATTTAAGGGTTACAAAAAATAATTCGTTAGTCTTATATAGCAATAAGTAATATTATTACCTATAGGACTTCAATTACACCATGTTAGATATCAATAAAGTATTCGACCCCGTCAAAATTAGATTTTATCAAGAATGGCTCTATGCCAATCACCTTTACGATGAGGGCGATAGCGACTTCCATAAAACTCTTACAGAAGAAGCAATCAACAAATATATAGATAAACTTAACTTATCTAAAGACGCGAGAATAGTAGATATTGGTTGTGGTCCTGGATACTTTTTGGATTTAATGAAAGAACGGGGACATACTAATTTAACTGGTATTACATTATCCCAACAAGATATTGATTTATGCAAAAGCAAAGGTCATAATGTAGAGCAATATGATATTAGCTTTTTACCTCAGCATAAAGGATATAGTGACGAAAGTGTAGATTTTATTTTCTTGCGTCATGCGCTAGAACATAGTCCTTTTCCTATATTTTCACTAATAGAATATAATCGTGTATTAAAACAATATGGTAAAATATTCATAGAAGTTCCAGCACCGGACTGCGAGCGTAAACATGAATGGAATAGCAATCATTATAGCATCTTGGGTTCAGAACAATTGGCTGCATTATTAGTACGAACAGGTTTCAGTGTCGATTATTTTAATCTATTAGAATTTGATGTTGATATGACTGATCCCAAAGACGCCTCTAAAACTACCCGTGCTAGAGAAAAATTTTACATAGTTATGGCAACCAAACAAAAACCTCTAGATATTAAATAATTTATATCATAAATTGGTATTTTATAATAAATACCAATATGAATAAGTCTGGACACACCTCTTTAGTAAAAACACCCTATGTACAAACGATATTTCCTAACCAGAAAGCGTTAGATGACTTTATAAAATGTTGTGATCCCGTCGACGGTTATCTATATTTTATGGATAACTTCTTTATGATACAGCATCCTACACAGGGTTCCATTAATTATCATCCCTACGAATATCAAAAACGATTAATCCACACATATCATGACTATCGCTATAGTATTAGCTTGATGCCTCGCCAGTCAGGAAAGTCAACTAGTGCAGCGGGTTATTTGTTATGGTATGCCATGTTTGTACCTGATAGCACTGTTTTAATAGCAGCACACAAATACACTGGTGCTCAAGAAATTATGCAGCGTATTAGATACGCTTATGAAAACTGCCCATACTGGATAAAAGCAGGTGTAACTACCTATAACAAAGGGTCACTTGACTTTGAAAATGGTTCTCGTATAGTTTCAGCTACAACTACTGAAAACACAGGTCGTGGTATGTCTATTTCACTGCTATACCTTGACGAGTTCGCATTCGTAAGACCCACGATAGCTGAATTGTTTTGGACATCTATTACTCCTACATTGGCAACTGGTGGTAAAGCAATCATAACTTCAACACCAAATAGTGATGAGGATCAATTCGCGTTGATATGGAAAGGTGCAAACAAGTGCTTGGATGATTATGGCAATAAAACAGAATTAGGTATCAATGGATTTAGGGCATATAGAGCGTTTTGGGATGAACATCCTGATCGTGATCAGGCTTGGGCCGACTCAATGAAGGCACAATTAGGTGATGATAAGTTTGCCCGAGAAATAGATTGTGAATTCATTATCGCCGACGAAACACTTATAAATCCCAACACGCTTATACAACTTGAGGGTACTGAGCCTGTAAGTAAAATGGGACAAGTACGCTGGTATAAGAAGCCTGAAAAGGGGCACATTTATTGTATTGGGTTAGATCCTAGTTTAGGCACTGGTGGTGATCCGGCAGCCATTCAAATTTTTGAAGCCGATACTACTACACAAGTCGGGGACTGGCGCCATAATAAAACTGATATACCTAATCAGATAAAGTTATTATCACAAATAAACAAACATATTGTTGACCAAACAAATGAACCCAATAATCTATATTATTCAATAGAAAATAACTCAATAGGTGAAGCAGCACTAATATCATTAAATGAATATGGAGAAAGTAATATACCTGGTATATTTCTCAGCGAGGCAGGAAAAAAACGCAAGGGATTTAATACTACGCAGAAGGTTAAACTAACAGCATGTGCTAAATTCAAAACACTATTGGAAAGTAAAAAAATGTCATTAAATAGTAAAGCACTGATAAGTGAACTTAAAACATTCGTTGCCAGCGGAGGAAGTTATGCCGCCAAAATAGGTGATACTGATGACTTAGTAATGGCAAGTTTATTAATAGTTAGAATGATGCAGCACTTAAGCGACTATCATGTAAATTTAGAGGAACATATGCGT